ATCGGTCTGCATTCAATAAGTGTTGATCTTTTATTTTCAGATCCTTCAAACTCTGTAGTGTCAACTGTTGCTGAAAGGCTAGTAGCTAAGAACTTTCCAAACTTATGCTCACTATTAAAACCAGCTAGACCTACAATACCTTCTTTGTAAAAGTAGGAGTCTAATGATTTTGTTAAGTTATCTAGATTACCTAACACATCCAAACTCTCTAGAGTTGTAAATGCTTCTTGAGAGGCACTAGATATGAACTCTAAGTCTAGTCCACTTCCTGTACTCCATTTATCTACACTATAGTTATAAATTAAAAACTTATTATTTGTAGTTCCTGTAGCTCCACCACCACGATAAGACCATACAACAATACTATTGTTGGGATCTATCGCACTTGTAATACCATCTAGATTAGATGATAAGTCATCAAAGAAGAAATTATCAACACGACCATTGCCTATAGGTGTTAGTTGCTGTCCTCCAGTTAGTTTGTAAAAACCATCCTGTGCTAAGAAAAAAATCATATTACCATAGGAGGCCACAGACTTTGGTGCAAAAGCTCCAATGTTATCTGCAATCTTGTCGAACTGAAATACTAATGGCACACCTACATAAGACATTCTGTAGATTGCCTTTTCCATAAAGATGACACCAGCAGACTCACCACCAACTATTGCTTGAACATTACCATGACTTCCAACAATATCTTGAAAGCCTGACTGTGTTGATTGGCTTGGAGTCCAGGTAGAACTGTCATTAATACCTGACCATTTCACTCTTTGGTTATAAACAACACCTGACTCGTTGGTATGACCTACAACAACAAAGTCTCTAATAACAGCTATAAACTTAGCTTTTAATGCTATTAAATCACTAAAGGCACTATCTACACCTTCTTCAAACTTTTGTATGTTATCTGCAAAATTTGTTGCAATGATGTTTGAACCAAACTGTGTAAAGGCCCAAAAGTCTCTAGCATTTTCTGTAGTAGAGTTGCTATACCCACCAGCTTTACTTTTATCTTGAAAGACTAATGAGGAGTCCATCTGATAAAGTTTTGATCTATCACCAGCATAGTTTGTAGAACCACCGGTACTAAAACTTGTAAATAAACCCACAGCAGCATTTGATAATCCAGTTGTTGTCAATGCCTGAAAGCCTGGAAGTGCTTGATAACCTTTTCTCAAAGGGATCACATTATCTACTTTCAGAGCTCCTGAGTTCTGATAGGTAGGTAGATCAGCTTGTAAATCACCGAACTCAATCATTTTATGCTACCTGAGGTGTTGACATCTGTAGAGGTGAAGATGTGGTAGAACCTCTTGAGGATGTTTCATTAGCATTTTTTAATGCTTCTTTATAAAGATTACCCCAAGTGTTTAATCTTTCATCTTGCATAATGAAGGGTGCTGCTTCTGCTAGAGAACCATATAAATACAATTCAGGATAATTTGTTAAAATTGTGTTAGTTGAATTACTATCTGATAACGCAGATAATGTTTTATAAAAGTTAATTTGTAGAGTAGTGGCTGAGTCTGGAGCTCTACCTAAAAGTATATTTGTTCCAACTATAGTAAAAAATTGTGGCTTACCTCTACTCTGACTATCGTTATATTTGTTATAAAAATCAGTATTACTAATAAATCTAAGAGTACAGTAAGGATTACTTTGAAATATAACTGTGGTTGCCTCTAAATAGCCTGTCGGTAAGGTATAGCTTTGTGTACCAGAGACAGTTGTTATAGATGTGTCTGTGTTTACCATTTCTCTTACTCTAAGCTCTCTATTTAATCTAGCTTCAGTAAGTCTGATAAAATCAGCTAAGTTTGCTGTCAAATCACTTCTATTGAGATAACTTGCTATTGCTGTTTTTAAATTATCAAATGTGTCTAATGCCATTATAGGTTTCCTGTATATATTCTAAAATGTCTGTTATCTGAGTCGTTTAACCATCTAAAAAATCTAGGTTTATCAAGGACTTTGCCATTAAGAGTTAATATGCCCTTTTTTGCTAGTTGGTGAACTACTATGTTTGGTAGTCTTGCAACTCGATAACCCTTTTCGTTTTGCATAGCCTTAGACTTATAAGCACCTTCATTTTGTGCTACTTTGTTTGCGTCTAAGATTTCTTTAATAGTTGACTGATCTTGATAGTTTTCTATATGAAATTTATTCTCAGCTTCATCAACAATCAAATTAGTTTTGA